CGCCGCGCGTGAAGCTGTCTTGGCGCAAGTCAAAATCCGTTCGCGTGTTGATCCCCGAATCGGACTTTATCGAATGGGCAAAGGCTGTCAATCCCGCGCTATTGAGCTTCAAAGAACCGACGATCAGCAAGAGCGCAATCAAGGAAGTGCTTGAATCCGGTGGAGAGATCACGGCGGCAACCATCGTTGAATCCAACAATCTGCAAATAAAGTGAGGTGATACTGTTGGCTGACAAGTTTCGTAAGCTCAACGCAGACGAAATCGAAGTCCGCGTGAAAACGGTTGGAGAGAAAGGCGCAACCGCGCTGCTCTACAAGACCGCACGAACCGACATGCAGCTGCTTGACGAAACCGTGGGCGCTGACGCATGGTCGTGTGACTACAAGGAGATCAAGGGTAACCTATTCTGCGGCATTACCATCAACGGCGTGACGAAGTGGGATTGCGGCATCGAATCCAGGGAGGATAACGAAGGGAACGAAAAGAAAGGTGAAGCATCGGACGCATTCAAGCGCGCTGGTTTCCGATGGGGTATCGGGCGTGAACTCTACACCGCGCCGTTTATCTGGCTGAAAACCCAGACAGAGAAAAACAACAAGGGTTCATGGATCGTTTCAAACTTTGCCACATTCTCGGTGAAGTCTATCGGTTACGACGGCAACCGAATCAGCAGTCTTTCGATCGTCGATGACAAGAGCGGCGCGGTGGTTTACACGTTCCCGCGCGGCGGCAAGCAGGCGCACGACGAACCGAAATACGAGCCGCAGGAAGAACTCAAACCTGAACGCACCGAGGAAGATTCTGCCGCTATCGCTGACGCAATCGACAAAGTACAGATCGAGATTCTACAGATTGCGCAAGCGGCAGGACGCGATGAAAAAGCGGTTGCGGCGTTTGCCGAAAGGCTTGTTCTTGATAACTTCGGCAGATCCGTGAAGTATAAGGATATGAACCTAGGATTTCTTGTAACCGTCAAGAACGCACTTGTGAAACGGATTGAAGCGGAGAACGCAAAGTGAGACTGCGACTTCGGAACATCCGAGTATTCCGCATCAACTCGGACACGTGCCGCTTTGAGTGTGAGATTGGAGCGGATCAACAGCGACCGCTCCTCTCCTTCCTCGAAAAGCTGCGCGGGTTTGACATCAGCGCGGAGTTGTCAAAGTGGACGAAAAAACGCTCACTTGATTCTAATGCCTATGCGTGGGTGCTTATGACCAAGATCGCGGACGAACTCACGAAATCCGGCGCAACGGTCACGAAGGATGATGTATACCTCGACATGCTTAAACGCTACGGTCAAGGCGGCGTTGTCAAGATCAAGGATGTTGACGCAGAGAAGTGGAAACGCGCTTGGAAGTACACCGAACCGCACGAAAAGCTCACACAGGAGAACGCGCAATACTGGCGGTTCTTCGTCGGCAGTAGCGAGTATTCGACCGATGAAATGAGCGTGTTCATCAGCGGCATTATCGAGGACGCAAAGGAACTCGGTATCGAAACATTGCCGCCGGAAGAACTGGAAAGGATGATGACGCAATGGGGACGAAAACATCAAGCATAATGCAGACCGAAAGAGAATCAATTTTTTCTGGACGGACTGACAATCTAGAGCGGCATCATATCTTCGGCGGTTCAAATCGCAAGTGGTCGGAGAAATACGGCTTGACCGTGTGGCTGACGCACGACGAACACAACGAACCACCGTTCGGCGTTCATCATTGCAAGGCGGCGAATCGTTCTTTGCAACGCGCCGGGCAACTTAAGTTTCAAGAGGTATATCCACACCTTGACTTTATGAAAATCTTTGGAAGGAATTATTTAGATGCAGACGATAGAATTTATAGGGAATTTGACAGCTTCTCCAGAGACGAGATCGACAACTAGCGGCGTTACGGTATGCTCGTTCACCGTCGCGGTTGATCGCAAATTCAAAGACGCAAGCGGCAAGAAGAAAACGGACTTCTTCCGTGTGAACGCATGGCGGCAGCTTGGTGAAATGTGCGGACGCTATCTCGACAAGGGGCGAAAGGTCTATGTGCGCGGTGAGTTGCAAGCGCGAACCTACGAAGCGAAGGACGGCACCACGCGCATGTCTCTGGACGTGCAAGCGGACGAGGTGGAATTCCTCTCGCCGCGTACCGAGAAGCACGACGAGCCGAAAGAGGAACAGACGGACACGAGCGGGTTTACGGATATCGACACATCTGACCTGCCATTTTGATCTGATAGCGTAGCGGACGGTGAGCCGCGTTGGCGACGGCGCGGCTTTACTTGACGGATTGTTTTCAACGTGGTATAATTGGTTATAATATTATGAAAGGAGATAATAAATGCTTACCGTCGAAGAAGTAGCAAAAGAATTGCACGTTACAAAGCAGAGCATCTATAACTGGATAAAAGCAGGGAAAATTAATGTCGTGCGTATTTTCGGTTTGTTGAGAATCGAACAAGCAGAAGTTGAAAGAATTAAGCGAGGCGAATAATGGCAGAAAGACGCATGTTTGCAAAGACGATTATTGACAGTGACGCATTTATTGAAATGCCGACGTCGGCAAGGTTGCTCTATTATGATCTTGGAATGAGAGCAGACGATGACGGTTTTGTAAACTCGCCGCGAAAGATAATGAAGTTTTCGGGAGCGAGTGATGATGATATGCGCATTCTATCCGCAAAGAAATTTGTTATACCGTTTGAAAGCGGAATTGTGGTTATTAAACACTGGAAGATTCATAACTACATCCGTAAAGACACGTACACGGAAACAAAATATAAGGTTGAAAAAGCGCAACTTTATACCGACGAAAACAATGCTTACTCAACAATAAAGCCGCTATTAACAAGCGCGGAAGAAGAACCGTCAACGATCCGTGGACGATCCGTGGACGAGCCGTCGACACAGGTAAGGTTAGGTAAGGATAGTATAGTTAAGGATAGTATAGAGATCGCGGACAAGCCGCGTGTTGTTGATTCTTCTTTTGATGTATTCTGGAAAGCCTATCCGCGTAAGATTGCAAAAGAGGACGCGCGGAAAGCATACGCCGTTCTCATGAAGAAGAAGGACGCTCCGACGATTGAACGCCTGATAGAATCCATCGAAGCACACAAGCGGTCAGAAGCGTGGAAGAAAGACGATGGGCAATTCATACCTTATCCCGCAACGTACATTCGGCAAGGGCGGTATGATGACGAGATTAAAGACAAGGCGAAAGCACCAGAGCAACCGAAAGTAAAGTATCACTATTTCGATGAAAACGGAGTACCGCAGGAGGGGTGGAGATGAACCATGAACACGCAGTACTCGGAGCGGCACTTCTCGAACCGTCACTAGTACCGATCATCTGCGGCGAACTGATAGCGGAGGACTTTTACACGCCGCAAGCCGCGACGGTGTTCACGGCGGTTGATTCACTGTTCAAGGCTGAAATCCCGATAGACCTTGCCACGCTCACGGCTGAATTAGAGCGCACAGGCGAATTGGAGCGCGTGGGCGGTATAACATACCTGTGCGACTTGATAGGCTACACGCCGACAACAGCGAACACAAGAGCGTATATTGAACTCCTGCACGATTCCAGACGGCGCAGAACGTTTGAGCGCGGTATGCGTGAAGCAGTCGAGCAAGCGGAAACGGGCAATGAGGGTTATATCGCAAAAGCCAACGACACAATGGACGCGGTGAACATGATCGGAGCAAGCGGCGTTGAAACGGTGATCGACATCATGCCGACTGTGCTGAATCGGTTGGGCGACACATCACGCGGAATCTCAACAGGGTTTCACATGCTTGACTACATCACGGGCGGTTTCGGCAAAGGTCACTTGATCGTCATCGCGGCGCGTCCTGCAATCGGTAAAACTTCATTCGCTTGCAACATTGCGGCGAATATGGCGCGGGCCGGGTTGGTTATTCCGTTCTTCTCAATCGAAATGAGCAAAGAGGAAATCACCGAGCGCGTGATGCTGTCCGAAGCGCAAGTGGATAAATACGCGGCGATGCAAAGCACAAAAGCGATGCAAGCGGTGATTGACATTGGAGACAAGATAAAGGACTGGAAACTATTCGTAGATGATCGCGGGAGTTTGTCAGCCGGTCAAGTAATCTCCACATCGTACAAGGTCAAACAACTATCTGGAAAACTGGATTGTGTGTTTATCGACTATCTCCAACTGATGCAGATGGACAAAAATGAAAACCGTAATCAAGCGGTGGGCGCGATGACGCGGCAACTCAAACGAATGGCGAAGGAGATCAAATGCCCGGTCGTGGTATTGTCGCAGTTGAACCGAGCGGCAGACGGACGCAGGCCGACAGTCGCGGATCTTCGTGATAGCGGGGAGATCGAGCAGAACGCGGACATGGTGATCCTGCTGCACCGCGAAAAGGACACGGACACGCAGACCGTCGCAATCGTCGGGAAGAACCGACACGGGAAAACGGGAGATATTGACTTCGTATGGCATCCAGAGTACACACGATTCATGGAACCGCCGATGAAAAACGTGCAGATACCGAAGGGGGTTTTTGATAAATGACAATCACAATACCGATGATCCCGCCGTCGCTGAACAAATTTGCGGGGCGAAAGAACGACAGAGAATATCAAGCGTTGAAGCGCGAGTGGAAAGAGCTTGTTTTCTACACTTGCAAGCAACAGCGATACGAAACGCTTAGTAAGGCAATTGTCACGATCACTTATTACTTCCCGACAAAAACGCGCCACGATCCCGATAACTACGCGGGAAAGATGATTCTTGACGGAATAACGGCTGCTGGAGTGATCGTGGATGACAGTTTTGATTGTATCGAGCTTCGGTTGCGAGGCGGGTACGATAAGGCGAATCCGAGAACCGAGATAGATGTGTTGCCATGTTAAACGACCGCTACGGCATAGGCTGGCAATTCACGACGCAGGAAATCTACAAGCAGGAGGGATTGACGTTTGACACCTGACGGACGCAAGATCGCCTACATCATCGGCGCAATATCATCAGACCCGAACTACGAAGCGAAGTTTGCGGACGCGGCGACGGTTTTAATGAATCTCGGTTTCGCTGTACTCTATCCCACACTGATCCCGCCATATCTAACCTATGAGGGGCATATGCGGTGCGACTTCGTGTTTGTTGACGAATGCGACGTGCTTGTGCCGTTGCCGGACTGGGTGGATTCGCCCGGCGCGAACGAGGAAATGAGCCGCGCAATCGAGCAAAAAAAAGAAGTAGTTTTTTACAAAAACATATTGACATACGCGCACGAACGCGGTATGATACCAGTATAAAAGCAAAGGAGAATTTGCATGGTTAAGTTATTCGACGGAATCGACCGCGCGGGACATCTATGTTGTAG